CTTGAACTAGCAGTATTTGTAATTGCAATATTGCTAACAACAGTTGTTGTTGATGCTGGTACTGTGTATAAAACTGTGGTTGTTGTTGTTGAAGCCGCAGTTCTTGCTAATACTTTCGGTGATGCCGCCATTTACCATGCTCCCATCAAGTCAATAAAGATGTTATCTATTAAAGAGCCTACACTATTTGTGCCTGTTTGCGTAATATCTGCCGCCGTGCCGAGCGTAACAGTTCCAGTTAATGTTGGGCTAATTGCTAATACTGTTGAACCTGTACCAGTAATGGTACTTGTTCCTGTAAAATCGGCATCCCAAGAAGCGGCAGTAGTTCCTGTTGTCAAAATACAAGTTAATAAATAAGTATTACCAGCAGGAATTGTTACGACCAAGTTTCCGCCTGATGAATTTACAGTAAGTGCGCCTGTACTATTATTATGAATTACATACGCTTCGCCTAATATCAAAGTTGAAACAACTGGCAAAGTAATTGTTTGCGTTGAAGTTCCTGTAAAAAATTGAGTTGAAGTGCTTGCGGCAGTTAATGTTGTTGTTCCAGCAGCCGTTGCAGTTGTTGTGTAACCAGAAATAACCGTAGCATCTAATGAAACAATAGGAATTGGTCCAGTTCCAGAAGCAACCGTAATACCTGTTCCAGCCTGAACCTCAGTTAAATCTCCAACAGGAAGATTTGTAGTTACACTTACGCGAGTATCTGTAATATTGGCGTTTGTAATTGAAGTTGCGCCAGCGGCAACTGCAATAGTCGCTAATGATAGTGAATCAACTGGTGTTGCAGGTGCTACTGGAGAACCAGCAGGAGTTCCTGCAATAACTTGAAAAGTAACTGTGTTTGATGAACCTGTGTAATACGCATCTTGAATTGTTACAACAACACGGTCAATTCTAGGATTGGAAGGGTTTGCGGTTGTAACTGTAAGTTGTGTTGCCGCATCATTGTAAAATTGATATACGCCCATATTTGTTGTAAAACTTCCAACAATGGCACCCCAACCAGCGGCAACTTGTACCGCCATAGCAGGTACTGCCGCCTGAGTTACCGCAAGAGAAGATGTGTTGATAATGCCTGATGTGGCATAAATTGCTTGCATAGATAAACGGTCATTTTCGGCAGGGTGAGAACCGTTTTGTAACCAACTCGGTGGTGTGCGTAATGCCATTATCTTCTCCTAAATGTAAGCATTGTACCATGTAACGGTAGCGGTAGTGAGTCCTGCGGTGGTTGTGGAGCCTGTTAAATAATACTGTGAAGTTCCTGCTGGTGCAGCAAACCAAGTACCTGTTGAAAGTAAATTTCTAGCAGATACTCCGTTTTTTGTAATAAGTCGGTTTTGAGTATCAATCACCAATGTATCTGTATTTGTAATTGTTCCCGATAAATTCAAATATTGTCCTGTTGTAACATTTCCAAGCGTTGGATTTGTAATTGGACCAGTAATTGTTATTACTGGATATGTTGTAGCCCAACCGTTATTGACAACATTTGTAAGTGTGGTGTATGAACCAAAACCATATACAAGATTGTAAGTGCGATTATATGTGCGCCCTGGTGCCGCAGATACCGATAATGAGGCACTTTGTTGTGTTGAGTCATAATAATTTGGGTCAGGGCAAAAAAACTCAACTTGTGAAGTAATCATTCCGTATGTGTAATTTGGGTCAACAGATGTGCGCAAAACACGAACACGCGCATTTACAAACTGTTCTCCCGAAGGCGGCAAAATGAAATACAAAGGCGTTGTGCCAGATGTTTGTGGTAATAACTTTGCCTGAATTAAGTTGAAGTTTGTTTGTGCCGAATTACCGCCAGAAGCAAAGGTTTGGAATGTAATTGAGATTGTACGACCGCCTAAAAAGTCACGACCAGAAAACATACCATCTTGATAACCTCTGTTGTCATCTTGATTGCGAATTCCGGGCAATCCTTCTAAACCTTCAACGGATAAAATTTGATAAGGCGAACCAGAACCACCAAATGTAATTCCTGCAAATGAAAATGAATAACTATTTGTTACAACAGGCATTATCTATCCCTCGACCCTACTGTTGCATAACTCGGAGTATATCCGCCAGAAGTTCCAAATTTAATTGCGCTTAAAGTTTGTGCAGAAATATCACTTGCGCTTGCGGTTGGGTATGAAATGTTTTGAGTTATATTAAAACCAGATGCTTTGTTAATTCCCTCAATCGTGTTGGTATTTACATATTGAGGCGCAGTAGGCGTAACTGATACAATTGGCGTTGTTGGTGTTGTTGGTACTGTAACTGTTGGTGCAGTAAATGTTTTAGCAGAAGCCAAAGCAGCGGCAAGTGCCTTAATAGCCGCTATTGTTGCATTTGTGGCGTTTGTAATTGAACTGAGTTTGTCAGTCATATCTTTTTCAATTTCAGCAAGAGTATCTGATAAATCTTTGCGCGCTTCATCTTGTGCTTCTTGAAACTTTTTGAACGCTTGACTCAATGCTTCTTGTAAATTCTTATTAACTTCTGTTAATGAGTCTTGTAAATCTTTGTCAATTTCAGCAATTGTTTCTGCCAAATCAGCCTTTAATGAAGCAATGGCGTTATCGCGTGTTATTTCTGCTTCTGCGGTTGCATCGTTAAATGTTTTGTTAATTTCAGCCTGTGCTTCGGCATATTGTTTTGCTTGGTCGGTAAGAGCAAGTGCTAAATCTTTTTGAGCATCTTGATATGCTTTATTTAATTCACCTGTTGCAAGGCGTGCACCTTTATTCATTTCTATGGCAAGCGCATCTAAACCACGATTTTGAGTATTTTCCATTTCAAGGAAAGTTGCTTTTAATTCATTGATTGTTTCAGGTGTAGCGTTTCTTAAACTATCTGCTAGTTCATTACCGACTTTTGGTCCAGCAGCAACAACTTGTTCGATAAATGTCTGTGAAAATCCTTGCGCTTGTAACATTGCAGCATTTTGAGCAAGTTGTTTTGCACCAAGTAGTTTTTCTTTAATTGTAATAAGCAAATCTTCTGCGTTTGCAGAACCGCTTTCTGCTAAACCTTTGAATAAATCTGTAACACTAAACTCTGTACCTTTAGCAAAAGCATCACGCAATCTGTCAATAGATTGTTGAATAATAGATTGCAACTTTTCATTTCCAGCAAGAGTAATTGAAGCAATTTTGTTTTGATTATCTTGTGTAAGTTTTGCTAAATCATCTGCCTTTTTAGCGTTTAACTTACCCATTTCATCATTAAAGCGTGTTTGTGCTTCTTTAATTTTTTTGTTGGTGTCAGTTTCTGCCTTCAATTTCTTTTCGGCAGCATCTTTGTTTAACTTATCAATTTGTTCTTTTGCATCTTTGTTTAATTTAACAGTTTCTTCGGTATAATCTTTGTCAATCTTTGCCATTTTTTCATTGAACTTAGATTGTGCAGTAGAAATTTTGTCTTGAAAATCTTTAACAATCTTCATGTAATCTTCATTTGCTTTTTGGGTAGCGGCTTGCGCTTTCTTTTGTTCAGCAGTTAATCCACCGCCAGTTGTTCCGCCACCTTCTGTATTACCTAAATCTGGAATTTCAGGCTTTAAGAATTTGATTGAAATTGGCTTATTGAATTTATCCAAATTGGCAGAAAGTGCTTTTGCTTTTGCAGAAGCCTTATCTGCAAAATCGCTAACTCCTTCAAGTCCTTTATTTAATAAATCTAAACCTGTTTTTGCATATTTACCAACACCGGGCAATTTAGATAATGTCGTCAAAACCAATTTAAGAGGGTTTAATAAAAATTTAATAAATGATAATCCAGCATCAGCAACAATAGGAATAATTGAGGCAATACCGTTTAATGCCGCCTTTGACATTGCAATAACGGCTTTACGGAATGCTTCGGATTTGTTCCATAACATTACAAATGCACCAATAAGTAAAACTGAAGCGGCAACAACAAGACCAATTGGATTGACTGCCATTGCGCCGTTAAGAGCAAGTTGTTGTCCAGTAAGTAAAGCAGTTGCAGTTTTAACAACTCCCTGAATAATTGCCCAACCCTTTGTTAAAGCGGCGGCAGTTTTTACTGCAATTGAATATGATGCAATTGCGACAGTTAAAGTAATGACGACTCCTGCAACTATTGCCATTGTGCTTGCGTGTCGTTTAGCAAAATCAATTGCGTCGCTTATACCGCTTACTAATGCTTTCAGATACGGCATAATTGTTGCGCCGATAGTTTCAGCCACATTTGCAATTTCTTCTTTTAATACCGCCAAAGAACCTTTGAAAGTATCTGTATATGCAACTGCCTGACCACCGATTTTGGCGTTCAATTCGTCCATTGCCTTTTTAACTGCTTCTGATTTAGGCAAAGTATTATCTAAACTAATGCCCATTTCTTTGAACGCTTTTGCGTTACCTGCGCTCGCACGAGCAAGTGAACCAGATGCTTCTTCAAGACTTATATTTTTTGTCCGAGCAAAATCAGCTGCTAATGCTAAGTAATTGGTTGCAGTTGTAGTATTACCAGTAGCAATCAGTAACTTGTTAAAACCTGCGGCGGCTTCTTCATTACCAAAACCAAGTTTTTCATAACTATCGGTAAGTGCTTCAATTTTGGTTCTATTTGCTTCTGAGTTAATTCCTAAATTGGACATTGTTTGTCCTAATTTGTTTAATGCCTGTTCGCTATCGTTTGCCTCTTTAATACCAAATGCGGCAAAACCAACAAATGCGGCACCCATAGCCAACAAACCAGCCGTAGCGATACGGCTTGCCTTATCAATAGTACCAATTGAACCACCAGCCTTTTGCGACTGGTCTTCCATCTTTTCAAGTTCATTATTAACTTGCTTAAATTCTGCAATAGCCTTATCTGCAACTGCTTTAATCTCAAATATTGCTGGTGGTAAAAATGACATTACTTGACCACCTGACCAATATGTTTAGCAATAATTGCAGGGGCAACGGTACGAAATTTGATAAATGCTGGCTTCATGTAAGGGAAACCAGCCATAGCAGAAGTTCCTTTCCATGAACGAGGCGCCCATTGACCGCCTATTTCAACGGCACGACCATAAACAATTGTTGGACCAACAATAGCAGAATAACTTGCAAAACCCTTGCGAAACTTCTCTCCGCGTATGGAACGGCGCAAATTACCTGAACGGTTCATAGGCGGTATGCCAGAAGTAGCCTTTTGTCCTTCTGGTCTGCGCCCTTTAATTTCTTCTTTTGATAATTGTATTAAAGCAAGCATCATTTCATCTCGCGCATTTCTTGCGCCCTCGTCCATATTTGCGCCAGCCTTTTCTAACGCTTGACGGACTTGTTTAAGATTTGTGATTATCACTTTCTACCTGTTTCACTAATGAAGAAATAGCAATTAACCAATCCAACAAACCAGCAGGTTGTTCATCTACTTGTTGTGGTGTCCAACCGAATTCCTTTGCACAAATGAAATAAAACCACTCTTCATCTGGATATGTAAAGGCTTCATGTCTTTCACCACCTTCAAGCAACCATTTTAGCCGTTGGAGTCTCCTAAAGGGCTTTCGGCATCCTTTTCGTTTGCTTCTGTTTTAGCCAACGCTGGGAATAACACTTTTTGCGCATCTTTTGTTTCTTCAACAAGAAAATCGTAATCGGCCATTTCAAGTTCATCTAATGACTCAATCTTGATTGACGGAATAATTAAATCAAGTGACCAATCTTCAATAAGCACTGCAATTAAACCATCTGTTAATGAAAGTGCTTGCATAATTCCTTCATCTGCTTTACCAGCATTTGAATAAATCTTTTTGCGGTCTTTTACACGCAACTCTGATGGGTCGCGTAATGAAACTGTTGCACCACTAGGTAGTGTGATTTTCTTTTTTGACATTTTGTTTCCTTCCAATCGGTTATTGCCTTCCAATTTTACAACAAAAAATAGGTGCTAGGGGGCGGGAGCAGGGAAGGCGACTGCTACAACCGACCCCCTAGCACATTTACTCTGTTACTTAGATATAAGTACCAGAAGCCTTTGCATTTTGTAGTACCCACTTAATAGGAGCAAAACCGCCAGAAGCACCAGCATCTGTGGTATTACCAAGTCCGTCAAGTTCAATTTTGATTTTTACAAAATCATCTCCACGGTCATAAGCGGCGGCAGTATAAGCACCCTTTGTAATGGTTGCTTGAATTTGAATTGCGGCAGCACCTGTTCCATAAGCCCAGTTAAGAACAATGGCAGGTTGTGTGTTTGTTAGGTAGCGTGTTAATTCTGTATCCGCTTCCATAATAAACTCAATATCACCTGTAACATCAAGAGCACCAACAAATACGCTAAATGGATTTTGTGTTTGTGAGATACCGTAAATTGGCGTAACTGGTCGCTTCAATGAGATTGAACCATTCATACCATTTGTGATTGATGATCCACCGATAGATACAGTTCCTTGCCAAACTGGTGTTGGCAATACTGTGCTAAATGATGGTGATGGTGCAGTAGTTGTTGCTGAAATAAAACCTGTGGACTTTGCATCAAATTCCAATATTCCATCTGAACTAAACTTTAGTGTTACATCGTGGAATTGTTGTGCGGCGTATGTACGCGTACCAGCAACATAAAAGTCTGTAAGTGTGTAAGAAAGTGGTTGAACATCAGCAGATGCCGCAAGACTGTTCCTTAGCGAAATTGTGTGTGTGAATGGAGCAGATGCGCCAACTGTTGCGCAAGCACCCATAATACCTGTTAATGCGTAACCGATACCATCAGCAAATACCGCACCACCTAAATCAAATGTAGAGCGTGTGCGACCCGGAATATAGTTGTAATTTTCAACCATAGCACCGCGAAGCCCTTTATCAAATAATGGGTCAATTACATCTACTGGCTTTACAGTATCTTTATTTACCAAAAGATAATCTGTCGGTGCAACCGCAGTACCTTTTGTTGCTTCTTTTGCAATTCCTATATAGGAACGGACGGAATTTTGTGCTGGCATTTACTCACTCTCCTGCGGTGTTGTGAAGGTTGGTTTGGTTGAAATCTTAGCACTAACACTAATAACTTCATGCGCATTAAAATCATCTGGGGCATCAAATTCATCATTTGGCGCCACAACAATCCCAAGCGAAGGGAACACACGCTCGTCTGTTCCCGTGTATTTATACTTTGCCATATGTTCTCCTTATGCTTGTATCATTTCGGTAACATCAAACTGTAATTCAGCATATGTTTCCGTTGCTCCCTCGGCAACCGTTGAAGGTTCGCCATAAGTAGCATTGATAATAGGTTCAGCACCTTGCCAAACCAATGTTCCTGTTGAGTCACCAAATCGGTGGTCTGAACGCAATCTTGTCTTAATATTATCAACAAGTGTATCAAAATCTGTCATTGCATCTTCTGCGTTTCTCTGTAACGAATGATGAAAGATTTGTAAAATTATTGAGTAATCTACACGCTTCCAACCGTTAGTAGCACCACCGATTGCCAAGCGTGTTTCATTTTCAGATTGAATAAATACCACAACTGCCGCACGCGATAATTGTCCAGCAGTTGAATTAACTTGAAAATTTATACGCTTGGGAAATGAAGTAAATACTTGATTTAAGGTTGCTATTTGCGGTGTTGTTAAAAATGTTGCCAATGTGGCACGAACTCCTGTGCGCCCTGCCATTATCTGACCCTGCGATAAAGTTTAATCATTTCAAGCGCAGTAGCAATATCTCCACCAAAGCGTTGCGCGCCATCAACATTTGCCGTAGAGCTTGTTGTGACCTGCATAGTCATAGAGTTATCTCCACGCATTTTAATCAATGCAGTTGTAATAAGAATACAAGCCTGTTTAATTGTGGTCGGTAAATTACCGATTGCAACTCCTGCGGCGTGTGTTGAAACTAATGCAGTTGTAAGAGGTACTGTGGTTGAACCATTTACATAATTTGATGCAACTGTTACATCTTCACTTAATGCGCCATCATAGATATGCAAAATTTGACCAGCAATAATTCCTACGCCACTTCTAACAGTTAGTGTAGATTGAGTTGCAGTCGCACTAGCAATTTTTGTATTTACATAACCTGCCACATAAGTATATTTCATAAAGATTTGCTGGCGCGGAATTCCACCACCAAATGCAAGTGGCCCTTGACTTGAATATGAAGTTGATAATTGAGATAACGGAATAATAATTTGCTGGTTTTCAAACCAAGTTTGTGAACAATCTGGCAAAGTAATTAAATTAAGTGGGCTTCCGCCATATTGAAAATTTGATAATTGAATAACTGGTGCATTGTTTGGGTGTAACGCAATATAACCCTCAGAAGTCATGCGTGTGCGTTGTGTTTCTGTATATGTTTGCGCAGTTAAATTCTGATTAAAATGTTGGTCCATATAGGAAGATGCACGCATAATAACATTTGCTAATTCTGCATCTTGCGCCTGAGAGTTACCGCCTACAACAAGATTGTCATAGTCAATAGATGTTGGTGCATTTTTATATTCAGCAACGGTCAAGTAGGCACTTTCATCTGTTGTGTCTGGTGTAATACCTACTGGCATTTGCTATTCTCCATCTCTTGACGGTGTGTTACTTTCATATCCGCAACGACCACACTTTTTGAACCAACTACCAAAACCGCACTCATTGCAAGTATAACCAAGCGACATATCGTTTGTTGTACCCATCAAACTTGCTTCAAAAAAACCTTCTGCCTTTAACGCCTTTGCATCTCTTGCGTTTGAAACTTCAACCATGCCTTTTTTGTTTTGATTGTACTTACGCACACCGCGAGATGTGGTTATATCAACGCCTCTTAATCCTTGTGGTCCCACTAATTTTGTCATTTGTTTCCTTCATTTAGTAAAGAAGTAGCGTGCGCCTTCCTGCACGCCACCTCTTTATTGCTTACTAAGCCCTGACAATTCCTGATACTGCGCCGTTCCATGCTGGAGCAGTGCAGAAGAAGTTACCACGGAAGTATGTGCTGAACTCATATGCGAACTGAGTTACTGGCCATTGAATGCCCATGTAATCCTGAACCATGAAGTTAGCCCAAACATCTGTTACCTCTGTGTCTGGAATTGGAAGTGTGTATGAAAGGACTGGTGATACACCCTGTGGAAGCCATGGGTGAACAGTTAGAGGAACCATCTTGCCAGTAACTTCATTGTTAAGAGCGCCAATTACTGCACCACCAACATAATCTCCCACTTCATTCTGTGAAAGGTTAATACGGTAGTTAGCAGTTGAGCCGTTCTTGATTGCATCTGAGAGTTGCTTACGGTCTGCGCCGTTTAGGAAAATCTCATCTGGGTCAGCCTTTACATTGTCATACAAGGTTGAGAATACATTTTGATATTCAACACCAGGATTTGATGTAGAGAATGTTCCGTTAATGTCTTGTAGAGCGCCAGTATTTGGACCCAAAACAGTAGGCAAAATTCCGTCATAACCAGTTGCGTAAGCAGATGTATCTGCGTTTGCGCGTGATGCAAGGATTGCGCTTGTTGTTGAGTAAACAATTGTGTCTCCAGCAGTTGCAGAACCAGCACCAACAATAAATGCGGTGTTGCCCTTAAATGTTCCCTGATACTTAGCGTTAGCAGTTCCTGTTGTTGTTCCAATGTAAACATTGTAACCAAGTGCACCAACAACATCTGTAACAACAATCTTCAAAACCTGTGAAGTTGTTGCCTGTGATGTAACTGTCGGAACAATTGACTCACCAAAACCGCTTGATGAAATACCTGCGTCAGCAGTTACATAAATGTAATAGGTGTTGTTAGCAAGTGCTACTTGACCTGTTGCTGCTGATGGAGCAGTAACAGTTACTGTTGGTGCTGAAAGTGCGCCAGAGTATCCTGTTGCAGTTCCGCGTGCCATAAGCATCATGCGCTCTTCCATCAACATTGTTGCGTAAAGTGTTGATGTTGAAGATAGTTGGCGCAAGTCCTGATATCCCATACCTGAGAAGTTTGCATCGAATGAAACTGCATCAGATAGTGAGTATGAGTTGTAAGGCAACACTAGGTCATCTGCTGAGTAAGAAATCTTTGGACCGCGTTGGAAGTTAATTGAACCGAAAGCAGTTGTTGTGCTTTCTGTAACTCCCGGCCATGTGTTTCCAACTCCGCCTGTACCTGTACCTGTGTAACCAAGAATACGCTTTACACGGTGTGAAGTACCGACACCCTTTTTGCGTGCAATCTTGTTGCGCAATGGTGTTGGGCGTGGTGTAAGCAACTTAGAAGGTGCTTCGAGGTCAAATGCCGCGAAAGATGTGCTAAGTGGGCTTGTAAGTGTGATGTCTTTCTGAATGTCCTGCATTGCAAGGCGTTGTGAAGCAAGTGCGTTATTTAGCGCGCCTACTGCATCTGGTGAAAGAGACTTATTTGTTGCTAGGGCTTCAAGTGTTGATACTGGGTCTCCAGATGCCTGAGCAAATGTTGATGAGCCTGACTTGATTGCCATAATTGCTGATGGGTCTGAAATAGATTGTCCAACAGACTTGTTGAAAGCATCTGTATATTCGTCCATGCGTACTGCTGCATCTTTTGCAGAAGTAGCATCTCCGAACAACTCAGTTGCTTTAACTGGTGCGAGAGCCATTTGTTTCCTTTCGTAAAGAGTTTGAATTATTTGTTGGCTTGAATTGCTAGTGCTTTGGCTTCAAAATCTGATGCCAATTCTTTGTAACCGCGTGCCAAATCTTTGTCATCGGTTACGGCTGACTTTGCGCGATATTCAGCAGCCTTTTGTAACAAATCGCCTAATTCGGCAATTACGGCTGGCTTAATAACGGAACGCTTTGGTCCGCCCGCTACTGCTTTTGTTTTTGCCGTTGCTAATTCTGCATTTAACTTGTTAATTTCCTCTTGATAGGAAGTAACCTCTGTAGTTATAGCATCTTTTGCACTCTTTACGGCTTTCTCAATGATTGCAGTAATTGTCTTTTTAGACAAATCCTCATCATCTGAGGAATCTTCATCTGTGCCGTTATCGGCAACATCATTTCCATCTACATCAATGCGTGGAATAATTGTGTCTAGCGACTTAGGAGTTTCAGTTGGTGAAACCATAGTTGCAGTTGATACATCTGAACGACCATGCGCATTTGATGGCTGGTCACAACCGCACTCTAGGCACTTTTCAGATTTATCCAAAGGCTTCTTGCCTTCTGCTTCTTCAACTTCTTCTTCTGCGGCTTCTGGCTTAGAACCTTCTGCAGTTTCTTCTTCTGCGCTCTCGCCATATTCCTTTTCTTCATCATCAATTTCCATACCAGCCTCTTTACACATTGACTTACATTCGTCAAGTGCCATTTTGGCATCTTCATAAGCAGACTTTGCTTCTTCATACATTTTTAGCATATCTTCTTTTGACGGCTTCTCAGAAACCGCTTTGTCTTCTTCGTGCTCCATTGTTTCTCCTTTTACGGTTTGAGGTTCGTCTAATAGTTCAGTCAATTCTTCAACTTGAACTAACTCTGTTTCGCCTTCTAGCGATTTTGCTAATGTTAATTTTGCATTTGGATTTGCTGGTCTATCTACTAATGAGATTTCTACAATCTGCCCATCAATAATGCGACCATTTGCGGCTTTTGTATCTCTAACAATTCTTGGTGAGCGAATACCAATTGAGAAACCTTTTAGCACACCAGTTTCAACCTTCTTAACGCTAACTGGGTCAACAACTAATGCAGAAATGTAATGTCCATCTGCTTTACTATCTAATTCTTTTGCAACACCTGCGGCAATATTGCTATGTTGTTCTCTAATATTACCGCCAGTTTTGAACCACTCTGGCATTGCTTTCTCTAACCAACCTGCATCACAAATCTGTTGGTCAATATCTAATGCATCATCAGTTGCCTTGCCATACACTAATAGCGTTCCATCATCTTGCTTTTCTTGCTTAATAATTTGCGCATATGAATGTGCTAAGTCTGTGGTCATTGATTTATCCTTTTTCTTTGCTCTCTGTGAAATACTGTCAGCCCAAGTTTTACCTGCGTCGCCACCCCACAGAAGCCACGCAATATAACCGCGAGAAGGATTTGAGGCGTTACCCCAGTCCTTTCCTTTTTTGTCAACTTCGTGTCTTGCAAAATAGGATACCATGCGATTGATAGTTTCTAACGGTAAAGATGCACCATTTGATATATCTCTAGCACGAGCAACCCCAACCATAGTGCCGCCACGATTAAACTCTCTGCGTAATTCTAAGCCACGCTTTGCGTTTTCTTGTGCGCCTTTTGGCGGTACAAACCCATCTTCTTTCAAAATCATTTTGGTAGTTTCTTTGCGATAACCACCGCCACGCTTTTTATACTCACGCACTACCCAAGCATTAGCAACTGCTGATGGATATACATCAAACTTCTTTTTTGCTTCACGCTTTATTCTGTTATACAAATCAGTATCAGAAGGCTCAGAATTACCACCGCCTTGGTTAATACTTTCATAATCTGGTTTATCTGCGCTTTTTTCTTGACTTACAACATGAATATTTAATGCCGTTAAATGGTCTTTAGCATCTTGTAATGTTTTATGGCAGGTAACAACGGAGTTATCGCTATCTTTGACTACTGGATAACCAGCGCAGTCGTATGAGCCTTTTTCTCCAATATGATATGGCATTTTTTATGCTGAGTAAGTAATCACTACTGCGCCAGCGGCTGATGCTGCTGCTGAAATTGCGTAAATCATATCTCCAGCATTTGCATAAAATATTTGTGATGTACCGTTAGCAATGGTACGCCCAATAGTTGCGCCAGATGTTGTAATTGTTGCATCTCCAACAAAGATTGCTGCGCTATGTCCGTTATAGATGTTAATTGCTGTTTGAGGACTAGCGTTTTTATCTACTTGATGTATAAGTGATACAGTTGTTAATGTACCTGCATTGAAATGCTTAAATGCCATTTGTTATTCTCCATTCAAAATATAGTCTAATGCATCTTGTCCTATATCGCGTGTATCTACTACATACGGCGCAATATCACAAACGCAATTCGGGTGTGCTGGCGGTTCGGTATCTCCGCTTGGAAATGTATCGTCAATACCGATAGGCGATACATCTGCATTTTCTTGGCATAAATCGCAAGGGTCTGCGACTATCCACTCTACCAGTTCCGCACCGCTTTCTTCATACAATTCCCTAGAAGCAACGGATACAGCACTACTCATTTCAGTTTGCGCAATAGTTAATGCGCGGTCGCTATCGTCAAGCAAATCTTCCAATTCTTCACGCACACTTGCTGGTGTTTCACCTTTTGCTAATGCTCTGCCTAAGATTGTTCCAATTCTGTCAAGCGTAGTTTGATTTATGCCTTGAATTGTTACACCACGCCTATCTAACAAATCAGATAATCCGCTAGGTGGTTTAATCAAATTAGCGGCGGCACGGTTTCCGGGCTTCCAAGTATCCCAGTTAATGCCCATTGCGCGTTGTAAGTCTGCTTTTGATGGTGCTTTATTTATCTTTGCTTTTGCTAATGCGCTCATAGCAATATCTTGCCCAAGCGTGTAACTATCCACATAAATAGTTTGTAACGCATTGAACATTTCTTTGCTATCTGGTCGAATATGAATACGCGCATAGGCGCGTGTTTCTTCGGTAGTTGTGCTTCCTGTAAATGCCATTGCATAAAAATCATTTATGACTGCATCAACATCTATTGAAGCACGCAACGCATCTCTTACAAGTTTTGCACGCCGAGCGGCAAGGCGTACTTTTGCGCCTTGTCTTTTCTTCCACGCTCTATCCATTTTATGCTAGATAGCGTTCGGCATACCAGCGTGCGCTATCGTAATCTTTTGCAGTAACAAATTTGTTTAACACATCTGCATAGACAACTGGCACATCTTGAAAACGGAAAGCCCTATCTGGTGCTTTTGTTAAGAACCGCAAAAACTTTTTTAATTCTTTTTGCGCTTTAACTGCATCAGTTACATCTTCCTCTGGCGCATCTTCAATTGCAGGCACTTCTTCTTCAACTTCACCATCATCTGTGAGTGTTTGTGTGCCGTCAATTAACACCATACCTGTTTCTGTTACAAGATATGAACCAGTTGCAGTTGAAAAGATAGGAATATCTGCTTCTGGTGCTTCAATTAAAGGCAGACCAGAGCGTGACCGTGCTTCATTTAGCGTTAATGTTCCAGATTTGATATTTATATCAGCCGTGCGTGCATTGCTTTCTGTATCTTCTCTACCACTTTCCATGAACTTAAATTCAAGTTCGCGTGGCATTCCAAGAAACACATATGAAAGTTGTGTAATCATTTTTGCAACCCAATTTGCTAACGGAATTGCGCCAATTACTTCACTGCTTTCTGCCTGACCTAATTGGAAACCTGCTCCACCCAAACCGCCTTTAGGACTAAATCCAATTTCAGAAGGTTGAACTCCAAAGTGTCCGCAAATGCTATTTACAAGATAATCGTCAAGCGTATCTTTGAACTTTTCGCCATAACCATCAAATTGAATTGGCTCCATACCGACTGGCAATAAACGAACACGCTTGCGTTGTTCTGTTTGTCCTGCTAAATCGCTATTGAAAATGTTTTCATATGCGCGTAATAAGTCTGGATTATTACCAAAGTTTGCATCTGTTTTCATCATTAGTTCAGGTGTAACGCCATCTGTATATTCAGCCCGTATCCATTGCTGACGGCGCAAGTAAATATCTGCTAGTGGTAATGCTCGTTCAGTTGGTCCATATCCATATACGCTAGTTGTTCTGCGGTTCTTGATTAGATATGCCAATTCATCACTTGTAAATTCGCCATCTGCTTCTTCTGTTTCTGTCGGTGCGGTAAATTCGCTACGAGGGAAACCAAACAAGATTTGCTGATAGGCGCTATACGGTGGCATTGGTCGCATACCGCGGTCGTCAATAAGAGGTTTGATTGTAGAACCATCAAGAATTTGTAATCCGTATAACTCATTACCAACAGTTTTTTGCGGCCATATAGCCCACGCATCTAGCACAAGAATTTCTTCAAGTGCAATATTTAACCAATCGTAAAATAATAATCCGTTTGCCTTATCTGGTTGTTCCCAGAATTGACGCACTCGGTTAATATCTTCGGTGTAATTATTGCGTGCAGTTTGCATAGCGCGTACTCTTGCGCCACCGATTTCGCTAATAATCTTTTCTGCGGCATCTTCGCCTAATGTAATATCCCAATTTAATCCAAGTATTTTTGCTTTTGTAACTTCAATACATCTGCGCAAAATGTCAATCTGGTCTGCCGCGGCGCGTAATGTTTTGAAAGGTGTTAAGCGTGTTTCTGTAATGTTGATATTTTGCGCAACTTGATATTCATATCTGCGTGGGTCTGGTCTGCCACTATCTGGGTTTGGTGGGTTAATTGCGCCCGGAACAATTGGCATACCAGGAGCAAATGGAACTGTCGCAAGATTTGGATTGCGTGGTAGTGCATCTGTTTGTCCGTATGTTGTTGTTTGCCCAATATTGTTACGCATTTGTGTTTCTGTTAGTGCTATTGAACCTACTGGTAGATTAGGTGCTTTAGTAATCTCTTTTGCAACTCTTTCTGCAAATCGGTCTATCAAACCCATTACATTAACCTCTCAAATTGTTTCCGCATTTAGAACAAATGCTAGCCGTTTTTGGTGATGGCATACCGCAAACTGTACATAATAATGCCATATTTGCTAATGCGAGCATACTAGCACCACCAGAGTTCAATTCTGTTATTGCCCACACTAATGCATCTAATCTATCTGGGCTTTCTGCTGATTGTGGCGTCCATTCACACATTTGAGTTTCAAGTTCAGAAAAGTATCCAACATGATGCACTTTGCCTTGCTCGTATAAACTGCTAATCGGTTCTGCGCGTAATTGTTTACCTCTAGTGGCAGTTACCTTTTTTGTCGCAATAGATGCATCTACCTGCTTTAATAGCAAAATAACCATATCGCCGCCATTGTTTGTTTCTGCAACAATTTTGTCTGCTTGGTGTTTGTGATACAACTCAACTGCCACTCTTGCCCAAGCATCTGGCGTTGTACGGATAGATTTGTCGTCAAGTATGTAGTAATCACCATTTGATGCAATTCCAGCCGCAACTATGCCAGTTTCATCGCTAGTAGCGTTACCAGTTACCGCAGGGTCAATGGCAACTACAACCCGAACAAGTGGTGGTGCGTTATCCACCCGAGCATCATCAATTAGTTTGCGAGTCCATAACGCACCATCTACATTGTCCAGTATTTCTCCGTACAATTCTTGTCTGCCAAGGCGCGTGTTTTCATAACGCAATCGGTACTGCGCTAATGCACTTTCAGCCAAGTTAGCAGCATTATCAAATGTGGAACCGCGTACTACCTTTACATTGTCTTGTGTTATTAACTCTTTGATTAACTTAATCGGTTTTGGTGTAGTTGTAACAATAGTTTGAGGATAATCGCCTAAACGCAAACCAAATTGGTACTGGTCCCACGCCTCTGGATACTTAAATGCCGCTAACTCATCAAACCAACCGCCATGATGTTGTGGTCCGCGTAGGCGTTCAGGTTCTTCACCAGAAAACAATTTAATGCGTGAGCCATTTGTTAGAAAGATTTCACCAATTGAACGGTTGTAATCTTTTAGCGTGCCATATTGGCGTAACACATTAACAATACCGCTTTCACCTTCTGCGCAAGTATCTCTTGCATCTCCGTAAGTAGGCGCAACAATAGCCCAGCGTGTTTTAGGTTTGCTAGATGCTTCATATGCCAACCACTCTGCCGCCGTGCGTGTTTTACCAGCACCACGCCCTGCTAAATATAACCAAGTTGTCCAAGATGTATCTTCGGTTGGTATTTGTTCAGGTCGTGCTAACTGGTTAATCCATCTAACTCTGCGGCTGACTATTAAGGATAGCGACAAGTCGTTTGACTTCATCATCAATTGTGTCTCGGTCATAGATACTTACCTCAACTTGTGCCTTAGTAGGCATATCCAAACCAAGCAATCTGGCACGCCTTTCCATAATCTTGATTAACGCTAACACTAACCGTGCGCGAGTATTTGCATCAATGTTTTGTGTATCTGTTAAATCTCCCCAGATAGCCGCTTGCGCAATATCAAGTCTGTCCATTTCAGATTTGCGCACTTCAACAACATCTTCATAAACAATTCTGTTACACGCACTTATATATGCTTTATGCGCGCCAGATGCACTTGCGTAACCTAAGCGTTCAGCAATCAAATCAAATGTTAATCCGCCACGCCTATATTCAAGTACCTTCTTTTCCTTCTCCAAGGTTTCTGGTTTAACTCTGCTTTTTCCCATTACTTGCCACCCCAACCATTACCGCGAAATATCGCTGGCGTTGCGCCTATAACTTTACTCATAGCGTTACCGCACTCACATTCCAATTCGTGCTTATCATCAAACCCAAAATGAACATTGCGTTGCGCATTACATTTGAAACACTTAAATGCATATATTGGCATTTCCACCCCCATAATCCACTACAAATATAGCACTAAATACTCCACCAACCACCAAAAGTTGCTTTACCGTCTGCGTGCCATTGTTTATGTAATTCATTTACAAACTTCCAATTCGTTTCGTGAGTATTTTTACCGCATAAAGGACAAATACTCTTTCCCAGATTACGATAAACATGAGCGCAAATTAGTTTTGCGGTCTCGGACATAACACTTTAGCAATCTCTTCATTTGGCGCCCCTGCGTATCTGAAACCAGTTGTTATACGGCTACGCGATAAACCTAATCGACCTGTTAGAGAAGATGTTTTGCCTCTTTGTGACACTCTTGATGGTTCTCTAATCATTTCCCAGTTAGGAGATTTATTTAATGAACGCATAAGTGCAGGGTGAGATGAAGTTATATAAGTTTCTAGTCCTTGCGCCTTTAACCCTGCGGCAATAATATTCATAAACTTATTACCAATACCGATTCCTTGATAATCTGGTAATGTAACAACACGACTTACACGCCTAGCATTTTTAATATTAGCGTTAACAAGTGGCAACATTGCAATCATTACTGCTGGTTGATTATCAATTAATCCCATATAAATTTGTGCTGATTTATTCAAACTGTTACTTAGATAGTGATGTTTGCTGAATATGTTCCACGCTTCATACTTTGCCCAAATGACTTCAACATTGACTTGTGGGCGGGGTTGAACCGACCCCCAAGTGAAAGTGCCAAGATGTGGCTGGTAAATCCAATCAGGTTGTAACCACTCTTCAATATCGTAGTGGCAAGCAACTGCTACAAACTTTTGATTACGCGCTCTAACAGTTTTAGCAATAGCCGCAGAACCTATTTGCGCAACTGTACGGTCAATAACAGATGTAAATTCATCTACAACTGCAATCTCTTTACTCTCTGCAAGTACGCGTGCCATACTTACACGGAACTTTTCACCGTTTGAAAGATTTTCATATGGGCGTAACCATGCAGGTGGTGATGAAAAGCCAACACTTGATAACAATTCGGTAATATCCTTAATTGGTAACTCTTTTGGAAAATCATCAATAACGGCGTTATTGCGCCCCCATTGCATAGTTTCCGTGTTTAACAATTCTTGATTAAATAAATCTTTGGCGACCGTTGTTTTACCTGCGCCACTAGGACCAACAATTAAACCTATATTCCAATCGCGTGTTCCTAAGTCTGGAATATTGTTAGGAATTTCCGTTATAGATATTTTTTCCGCCTGTAAATCAAAGATACCTTCTAACTGCATCACTCTAGGTGTTCTGTTAATTTCTGTGGTTAATTTAATTACACTCATTTGCGCCTCTCTCGTCTTGCGAACTTTGCCCTATAAGCATGGCATAAAAGCATGGCTTATAGGGCGCCGTCCAGCACTCTCACCGATTACTTATGTTTCATCGGTTGAGGTGTCGGGCAGTTTGCCCAACTCTATTAGATAACGATTGCGCGAACACGCAACCCTTCTTGTGATAACCGTAGCAATAATGCAGTCTGGTCATTTTCATTATCACACTCAATTACAACTTCAAATCGCTCACCAATTTCTTTCAAATCGGTGTCAATTTCATCTCGTGTTTTCAAATCAAAGCCTTTAAAGCCTAAATCTGTTACAGACCAATCATTTACATCTAAATCACGCAATTGCCCAAGTAATACTTCAGTATTCCAAGATGCCAATTCAGCCGTACGATTATCTGCGAGCGCATAAGCCTTTATTGTGTCTGTATCCCAATCATCTGGCACGGTAACGCAAGATAAACCTTTCCAGCCTATTTGTCTGGCGGCTTCAAGTGTTCCGTTACCAGCAACAACAACAAAATCTTTTGTTATTACTACTGGTTTGCGTTGCCCAAACATTTGTAACGATTTTGCAATCGCGTCAAGGTTCTTTTGATTATGCGCACGCGCATTATCTGGGTCAAGTGTTAAATCATCAATTGCGATAACTTTTATTTCTAGTTCCATTTTTGCCTTTCAAATTTAGGGAGAGAGGGTGCAAAGGGACGGAAGCACCCTCTCTCTGGTTTCGCTATGCCGAAGGGATTGACGGCGTGCGAAGTGCCTTCACTCGTTCAACATCTGTGATGTTAAACAAGGATTTTCTTTTGTATCTCCCTGTTGGTACAAGAATTTTGCGCCACACTAATTGTCGCAAATTGTTATGCGAAATGTTAAGCATTTCCACCGCAGTATGGCTATCTACCATGCCTTCTGGAATACCTAACTGAACTTCTGAAATAGTCATTTCTTGCCTTTCTACAATGCCCAAGGGTCATCAATCGGGTCCTCAATTGGTTTTTCATTATGAGGAACAACTGGTTCTGGCGTATTTTTAGGAACAATACCATAACCGTTAATTGTGCATTCAAGCGATTTAACTTCAACGCCTTCTTTATTTACATATGTGCTTTGTCCAAGTAATCCGTTAAATGAAATTAATGTACCTTTGCGTAATTCATTTGCCGCGCCTGTTGCATTTTTGCCCCAAATAAAACAACGAAACCAAACTGTTTCCTTATCTACCCACTCACCGTCTTTATTTACACGCGGTGTATTTGCAACTGAAAATGATGTAACAAATTTTCCAGTCGGTATTTGTTTTAATTCTGGGTCAGAACCTAATCTGCCTTCTCCGTAAATAACAATTTCACCAGCCATAGCCTTCTTTCCTTTCAATATAATCGTAAGTTCCTTCAATTGTTAGTTTAACAGTTGAACCGTTAGGAAGCAATAACGGATAATCAAATGGATTTGCGTGTTGCGGAACAATGTGTCCTGTTTCTGTTGCAGTTTTTATATTCATATGAACAGATAATGTTCCAAGATTGTGGCACTCATGATGTAACGCCACAAGATTATCAACCGTATCTTTACCACCACGCGAGCGCAGTTTGCGATGATGCAACGCAAAGTTATCTGATAACCCTATTCCACACTTTTCACAGTATTGTTCGCACCGTGCAAGAATTAACTCCCTTAGTGCTTTCCAATCAGTCATTTGATACCTTCTGCGATTATTATGACGGTTTAATCGCCATAAGTGTTGAAATAATCATCAATGACGGTTTCAGCATAGAGCAGATTGCGGCTTAACTTTGTTTTATCTGTTATGCGTATTAGTACGCCTTCAACTGAACCATATTCTTTAACCGCAGTAATTTTTATAACTTGTTGGTCATCATCATAAGCAACACCTGTTAATCCATCTAGCACCGCACGAATTAACTTGTCAATATCTGGTCTAACAAATGGTTCATTGCGCTTAACAGTTTTGGGCTTCAAAAGCGTAAATGTTAAATGAACCTCAACGCCTTCCATTGCTTTTTCAACAATTACAGACTTAGCCACACGCGCAATATCAGCACGCCACAATGCTAAGTCTTGTGCGCGTACATGTATTGCGTGTCCGTTAATAAATTTAAGCGAACCTTGTGGAATTGGTCTGCCTGCAATGAAAAATTGCGCGCTAGTACCAGTTTTGTCGTTGCCACTTTTTCCAAGCGGTGCAGGGGTCTCCATAACGATGCTTAATATAGCGCAATCCGTTATCAATTTGTGGTTTTGGGTGCTTTGCTTTCTCTTTTAACATTTGCGCAATTCCATATGCGCTACTTGTTGGATTATCTGCTTTATGGTTCCAAGCACTCTCTTTTCCCCATAATTGACTAAGGCATACATACTGGTTTTTGTTCCAGTTGTATGCCTTTATAGCAATTTGAGCGTATTTCTTTGGATTTTCCAGCGCTAAATGAAACTCTTTTTGTTTTTGCGACATAAGCGGTGCATTTGCTTCCGCTGGACTTGCTAATACTAATAACAAACCTGTAACAGTTGTTAAAAGTATTTTTTGTTTATTTTGTTTTTGCATTTCCTACTCCTTTACAGGGTTCGGGTTCGGGTCGCTTCTTCTCTATCGTAATTATCCGATGATTTAAGGGTTGAGCGATTTCTGAGGCGTTCTGCCATTTCCTCACTTGTTGTAGATGTGTTCTGTATGTGCGCCCTTTCGGGGTCGCAGATGGGGCAAAAACGCACTCCATCATACCAAGTTTCAATTTTAGTTTCCACACCGTTGCGCAAAATTGTTTTCTTGTCGCAATAACGCACCCAGATAAATCCTTTTTCGCAACCATCGGTGTGTGTGCAATAACAATTTAACTTGTTACATCTCATATCCATTACAACTCCTTTCTAAGTATGTTCATTACATCATCAATTCCTGCTTTATGTCCTGTTAGAAAAACAAACGCCATTTCATTAATTGCTGGTTGTTCTCCTATTTGTGTTTCTATTGTTAGTTGTAATTCATTAACTTCGCGTAACAGTTTTTGAATTAAATCAAATTTCTCAGTTGGTTCCATTTTGTTCCTTTTGGTTACCTAGTGCTATATCTGCGCAAATGGCTTGTACGCCTAATAAAGCGTTATCAATACTGCCCGACCTTTTAACGATTTCCTTCCGATTAGCAACTGGACTCCACGCAAGTATTTCTTTTGCTATTTGATTACGAATTTGCGTTTCTAATACCGTTATTACCTGCTTTGCTAAATCTTGTTCTTTAGCAGTTTCGGTATTTAGTAACAGTTTGCCTTCAATAACTGTCCAATGCGGTTTTTTGCATTTGTTGGAATTAAAAAACTGCATACTATTTGCCCACCTTTCCATGTAATGTTTTAACAAGTTCTTCATATGTTTCAATTTCAGCCACAATATAACGCTGAATTTGTTTAGTGGCATTTATATCTTGTTCAATTTGCTGATTTGTTACGCCTAAATCACCAGCCAATTTACTGATTATCCAATCTCCATATGTTTTCATTAGTCTCTCCCTCTTTTGTGGTCGTTAGATAGTTCCCAGTGATACTCACAAACATACCTACCGAGTTTCTGGTGACTTGCTGGTTCGTCACATATAACGCACTTAGGGTCGTTACTTTGCAAGTCTGTAATCGTCTCTGGTGACTTTTTTTGCTCTTGTAATTCCGCTAATACATCTTCTGCTGCTTTTGCTAATCGGTCTAACTTATCTTTGAATTCTTGGTTCATTTGCCTTGCCTCTCTTTATACATATTCTGCGCCACGCGGTATGCGTAACTTACTAAATCTGTTAAATCTTTACTTGCGGCTTCGTCAATTGCTAATAACGCTATTCGACCAAACCTTTTTGTCATTTGACCAATGCGCCCAATTTCTACGCTGGATAACTGGCGTGTTTGTAGTTCTGCTACATACCACGCAGTTAGTGCTATACAACCGCCTATATCGTTATTGTTATGCAACTTATCCCACTCATCTTCAACTAATCGAGATAAGTTCCATGCGTTAATACCATTAGCGCGTGCTTCTGTTAATTTATTGCTAATGTTTTCAACTGCTTCTTTGGCACTTGCCACTCTTGGAGTGGGAAGTAGTTTCTTTTCTTCTGTATTCTGTTTTATGTATTCTGTATTCTGTATTCTGTATTCTGGCTCTGTTACTAACGCGTTATCCCAACCATCATCAACTGGTTCTGAGTTGTTATCTGGTACTGCGTGTTTATCTCGATAACGCTTTTGTCTTTCTCTAAGATTTGCACGCTTTATTTCCACTTGGTCTTTACTAGTTTGATGTGCCAGATAATCATGAATAATAAATCCGTTATTTGGCAAATCTTCTAGCCATAACCCAGCCAAAGATAACTCTGCGATAACTGCCATATTTTCTTCCGCAAATCGTGCCGCAATCTTCATTGGCACTTTTCCATCAGTTAAATACTTTCCGCAATAACATAATCCGTTAATATGAACACGGAATGCTTTATCAGATAAACCAACCACTTTCGGGTGGTCGGGAAAACTATCGTCAATTTTTATCCACGCCATTATTTCACCGTCAATCTCATTGTTGCCTCGCCTTGTTTCTTAGGGACGAAACCTAACGCTTCCTCAACTGCTTTCTCGTCAATTGATTGTCGCCCTGCGATTTGAGTCCATTTAACAATATTGCCATTTGGAGTAACGCCATCAATTCCCTGTAAATAGGACTTAATGCCATCTTGTTCCGCTTGTAGTTCCTTTATATCTTCTGAAAGGATTATGTACCGTTCAATAGCGGAAACAGTTTGATTATCTGTAATAGTTGTTTCCGCTACTTCTTTTCCCTTTCCACCACAACTTTCACCGTAATATGAACAGTAAAACTTGCAGAATTGTGCGGCGTATCTTTCAGGTGCTGGAGCAGTATCCATATCTTGCACTTCTCGCAACCACTTCAAACCTTCAAGTGCCATTGCCTCGTTATATTCCTCGGTGTGCAATTTGATATTGCGTTCATCTCCATCACGCGGAATGCCCACAAGTGTAACTGTTTTAGGTGTATGTCCATTTTTTGTAAGTAAATATGCATACAACTGAACCTGTGTGCGTTGTTGTGTGGTTGGAAAATAAGTTAAATTTTTCAATTTAGTGGTTTTCCAGTCCACAACTGCGCCTACGCTGGGAATATATAAATCAATATGACCTTTCAAACCGTCATATTCAACTTCTTCTTCCAACCAGTAATCACCCCAATTTGCCGCATTGTCTTTCACTAACGCTTCTTCAATCATTTTGTGAATAGCGGTACCCATAAGTGCAGGTAATTTGAGTGTTTCATTTGTCTTTGGCGTATTTTGTATTTGTAACCATACTTGCTTACGACAACCACCGATTTGTGATACTCCGATTTGCTTTTGTTGTGAGCGTTCGCGGTTATTATCGTATGTTGTTAATGCCTTCATTAACATTTCATCTATTTGCATTTGTTATCCCTTTCGTGCTTCGATTGTTTTCCAAAATAACTCATCAAATAACTCATCTGCCATTTGATTAAGTTGTTTATTCTTTGACATTTTTTCCCATAATGCTTTCCACTCTTCATTTGTTAGTGGTTCTTCATCATGTTCTGCTGCTAAATCATTTGCCTGTTCCTTATCAAACCAATATGTAACAATTAGTTCATCATCTGGCAAAGGTTCAACAATTGCTTTTATCAGTTTTGCGTTCATTTTTTCTCCCTTTATATTTCAAGTGAAGCCCTAACGGAAGTTCCAATAGAGCGTGCAATATCCACTTGTGTGCGAATACGCGTTGAGTTTGCTCGTGCGGCTTTTACAACCGCTTCTGCCTGATTAAGTGCTTTGTATTGTTCTTGACAAACAATCAATGCGTAATCTTGTACATCTTGAACACGCATTTTTTCTGGCGATAATTTCATACGAGAATGAGCCATTTCAATCTCGTAATCTGCCTTTGCTTTGTGATAGGCGTGTTCTGCCTTTTCAAGAAAATCGTGCGCATCATCAACTTCCTTAGATAATGATGCGAGTCTATTTTCTATTGCTTGTGGTGTTACCAATATATTTTTCCTTCCCTGAATTACCGCATGTGTTGCATTGTGCCATTGCTTCCTCTTTCCAGTATCCGCAATACCAACAACGAAACTGCGGTTGATTATTTATTTGAGTCATTTCTGGCAATTCCCACAATAATTATGAGTGCTTCATCTTCTGAAAAACCTGCTAAAACAAGATTGCCATACAGTTCAAATAACTTATCTGGCGTAATTGAAATTAGCGGTTGTTCAGATTTGTTTTTAATAGTCACACTATTTGTAGTTGTAGTTGTTTTTGTTCCAATTTTAGAAACAAAATCTAACCAGTTTGTATTTGTATTCATTATTTGCCTCTCATTGTTCGTAGTTCAAATACATTTGCCCATTGTGGGTTTTCATCAATTATTAGCCGTGAGTAATACGGTGCATAATTGTTATTTATCTTGAAATCAGAGTTAGGGTCATCAGTTTCCATGTAGTAATTCCAGCGCAATACTTCAAATAGCATATTTATGCCAATTCTGCGCCGACCCCGATTTACAAGTTCAGCAGTCATAGACTTTAGCGCCGAATACACCTGCGGATTGTTTGCGTGAAACTGTGCAAATCGTTCCGCAGGTGTTAATTCGGTACTAAAATCAAGTTCCATATAGAAACTTGAATTATCCATTTGCCTTTTCGCCTTCAAGAAATGCTTTTCTCTCCATAATTTCTGCGCGGAGAGTAGTCAGTTCATTTGTAGCGCGGTCTGTAAATTCATTATCAAGATTAGTTTTGAAATCGTTGAATAACTTACGCAACTCTTCCAAATCTGTTGTTTTCTTAATAACTTGTACCGTGTCTTGATACATAGCCACCATATGTGGTGCTTCAACTGGTTTTGGTTCAGGTATTTCAACAACTGCACTTACTGGCGCAATCGGTGCTGAATTTGCCTGTTCCATTTCCTCTGCGGTGTAAATACCCGATAGGTCGTTAGGAAACGCCTTTCTAAGTGCTAACGCTTCTGCGCATTTAGCAATCATTAAGTCTGGCATTTTCTTCCATATTGGACTATTTGCGTTGTAACCATCAAATTTAGCGACCGACCAAAGTGGTTCAACAAACCCCTTGCGCAATACGCCAACCTTTGCCGCCAGAGGCGGTGTTTTCTCCAACCAAATGTCAGTCCATACGCCATCTTCACCGCACCAAAACGGTCCGACTTGTCCAGCGTATTCACCAGAGCGTTGTGCGACTATTCGCAGTCCGTCAATAGATGCTTGAATGGTGTATCTACCACCGCGTTCAATCATGTACAACTGGCGTGCAAATGGGTCAAGCCCTGTTCGTTGTGCGTAATGAAGAAATACTGCTAAATCTCCATTACTTGCATTTGTTAGCCCTAATTGCTTTAAAGCGGCTAACTGTTTCGTGTCCCACATCTGTTGGTCAGAATTGACCGCCAGCGCCGATTTATTTTCCATTTATTTCTCCTTCTAATTTTGTTTTACGAGATAAATTTAAGCGAGTAATTTCTGGATTTAAATCTGCCATATTAAGTGCGTCCAAAATAACTTCTGTGGCATATTCTTTAAGTTGGTAATTGCGTTCTTTTGTTGTTAATTTTTCTATGCCTTGTTTTGGTTCTGGCATATCTACACCGATTATTGCTTTTATTTTTATTCGTGCCATTTATTTGCCTTTCGTTAGTTGTTTTTGTTCGTAAGCGGCAATTTCATAACTGCTTACAACATCTTGTAGGTTTTTGATAACTGCCCATGTTAATTCCGCGTTATCCATTTCAATAGCACGGTTAAAGTTTTTTACCGTGTTATACATAAATTTTGATATGTTTTTATCCATGATTAAAAAACTGCCTACTTCCACTCAATAATGCAGCCAGTTTCATTGCAATACCAAAAGAAATGAATTGCAAATTGGTAAAGTGCTATTCCAATTACAAATGCAACTACGAATAGAAAACGCCTACCGCGTAGTGTTAATTTAAGTGGATTTGAATTCATGGTATTCAAAGTCAATACCGATACTGCGGTGAATAAAGAAAATGAGATGCCTAATATGGTGTTTATCATTTGGGTTTGCCTCCATTAACTAGATTAGACGATTTATTTTTTGAGTTCAAGTAATTGAAAGTGCAAGTCGTATATCTATTTATTGTTATGCCTAATAGTAGAAACACGCTCTATAAACGATTAGGCGGTTTGGCACTTCGTGGGGTTACTTAACTATTACCCGACTTGTGCCAAACCGCCTACCGACTTGTGGTGACTTATAGCAGGTTCAAGATTTTATTCTTGAAGTTATCTCCTGCGCCAGTAACTATTCTGATAGCCCTAGCAGTATCTGGATTTTTGTCACGAACTGGCTTAGCCCAATCCGCATATTCGGTAAAGGCGTTATATGCCGCCCATTTTGTGCCGAAAATATTGGCTTGTGTTGGTGCTTTCCACAAACCATTAAGTGTTCCGCGTGCAGTTTCCGCCATAGTTACTGCGCGTGGGCTTTCTGGGTCATCAATTGGAAATACATTTTCAACTAATGAATAAAATTCCTTATCAGTCATTTTCTGACCGAGAAGATTATTTGCTAATTGTTCAAATGACTCTGTGTATTTCCATGTCAATTTAAGTGTTTCGCGTGCCGCTTGGATTTTATTATCCACATTTGGCGTATGTCGTAATGTAAAAGTGGATTTAGCACTTCCGATTGCCGCAGTTAGCGTGTTCTGACAAACCACGCGGATAGGAGTAACTAGAACATTAAATGATGAAGTGCCATCATGTGTGTTCCAAGCCATCAAATATAAATCAATAGCATCTACGCCACCGATTTGCAATCCTTCTGGCATCTTCATAGTCATAAAGACTTTTTTACCACCGTCAATACTGCCAGCAGTCTCAAATACCGCGCCACTTTCATCGGCAACTGCATTTAGGAATGAAAATGCTTGCAGGTTCTGAACTGGTGTATAGCGATTACCCACAACGCCAAGTGCTTGCGCCTTTTTTGTCTTTGGGTGATAGCGATAAGTCATAAACTTATCTGCATATGTGATTTCTTCCATTGAACCTTGTTCCATAGCAGAATTACCGTACATAGGAACCATTGTTGATACAGGGTCATCAGATTTGATGACTTCCCAATCAAGTTGTGCAGTTTTTAGCGCATCTTCTGCGGTGAGTGCGCCTTCTGTAACGGTGCCTAGTTTGTGCCAAGCAACCTCTCGTGCGGAAAAGAAGGCGGAAGTTCCGTCTGCAAATTCCTCTAGTCTGTGTGCCATTATGCGTTTATCCCTTCGGTTGTTGTAACTGGTTTGTTTAATTCGGCAGCAACGGCTAACGCAATTGCGTAAGTGTCACCGACGAATGCTGGAAAAGGTACGGTAATAAAACTTGTACCGTGCGCCATTGAGTCTGAATACCACTTAATCCATTTTGACCAATTGATAACCAGATATTGTTCTGCGGTGCAATACCCTTTGGATACGCACGCATCATGGTAAAAACTGGTTGGATTAATTGTTAGCCATGTATCTACTTCATTTGTTACTGTTTCTGTTGTTTTAACGGTAACTGTAATTGTTCTTGTATTAGTCATTATCTTGCACCTCAAAATCTTCCACTTCATATGACTCTGATGTTTCTTCAACTTGTTCATCATTAATATTTGATGAAATACGGATAGTGAAATCACCATCTGAAATATCATCTTCTGTGTAATCAAGTGGAACATCAAACTCATATTCGCACTTAACATTGAATGTAACTCTGATGGATTTTGTAAGTGAGATATTAACTTCCTCGGCAAATTCTTTGAGGTCGTCAATACTGATTTGTTCATCTTTTACATGTTCCTTGATAAATTCTTCAAGTGATGTAAAAAGATTTAAGTATCTTGAAGTGCCTTGTGTTGCTCTTTCTTTTGCAAGTGCCGCTTCTTTCTTGCGGTAATCAACTTCGTCAAGTAAGCGTTTGACTTCATTAACGATTTCATTTGCAGGTAAATCTTTTACGACACTTTCTGCAATTTGTTGATTTGTAAGTGTTAGTTTTGTTGGGTCTGTTGTTTCTTCTGTTGTTACTTGTGTTGTTTCTTCGGTCATTTGTTTATCCCTTTTGTTAGTTTCTGATGAGGCTCATCAGTAGTGCCATTTAGCACTAGACCACCCGAAGGTGGTTTCGCCTTATGAATGTGATTTATGAATTGCGTACAAACCAAGAGAATTGCTACTCTCAATTAACTGGTCTGCTATTTTCATTGCCATTTCACCGTTATTTGAAGCAATTGCTCTAGCAAATATTTCTGGCGCAATAACAATAAATGCTAAATCGGCTTCAATATCTGTTACTGGGGTTGATACGCAACTGCATTTTGTCGGTAATTGAATTATATTTCCCATTACGCCCCACTTCTTGGTTGTAAGTCAAACGCAAAACTTTCATTGCGTTCGGTATAAGTTGCCTTTTCTTCCATAAGTTGTTCAATCTCTGCCTTTGCGGAGTAATAAGCCGCTAACATTTTATTCTCGGTAATATCTTTGTGATGTGCCATAGCGATACGCTTAAACCATTGCTTGAAGGTGTTTTTGGAATAAGCGTTGGTTATTAGTCCAATGCGTATCTGTACATCTTCAAATGTTGGTTCAACATACTGATTTGTTTCTTTATCGTAAAAGAAACCGTTGTAAACAGTAGAAAGCAATTTTAATCTTGCGTAAAACTCAATTGCGTTTTCTTCTGTAATCTGGTGCATATCCACGCTCATAGTTGAGAAGATAATGCCCTCTGTTTTATTCCATTCCGTGCCAGACTGTAATAGTTGAATGTCTGCGCATTTTGTTATATCCCAAGATAGTGCCATTTGTTTTACCCCTTTTCTCTTAGTTAGTTTTGCCAGTTAGATGTTGTAAATGGATTTACTGATGAATGTTCTGCCGCCTTTAGAAAGAAATCTGGGCGAAATCGTGAATTACTTGCGCCAAATGCTCCGACTAGCATCATTGTTAGTGATTCAAGTCCTTCTGTTGCATCTGGGTGGAACTCTTTTGCTTTTACTATTAGTGCTGCGATTACTTCGTAATCCATTTTGCTCATTGCCATTTGTTTATCCCTTGTTTGTAGTTTGATAGGCGTACCATCATCAGTAACCGTTGCCTAAGCGGTTAGACGGCGCTGACTTTTAGTGCCAACGCCGTTTCGGAATTTGTTTGTCCCTAGTTATTTATGTGTTTGTGGAATGTGTACCACTATCGGTTCGTCAGACCGACCTCTGAGATAAATTCTCCATACCGACTTCCGCCTTATTTGGAGTGCGCTGATTAGCAACTACTGTGGGTGCCTGTCTTTGTCACTTGTCAAGGACTTATCCGTTGCGTGCGTTCCCTTATTTGCGTGTCATAACTTTTTGTAATGTGTTATATCGGTGAATTGTGAACCTTACCGAATACCGAACCTGTACCTAATTACTGTTAGCGTGAATGTCAGCGACTAACAGTTTGTGCTGGTTTTGTTCGGACTTACAATCTGTTACTGGATACTCTGAACGGTGCAAACTAAATAACTAAATTTGCTTTCCGTAATATCTCCTATTTGAAAAATATCTAACTTCAAACCTCGCCAGAGCGGTGCGGTGCATACGCGTTAATCCGATGCCTTCACCGAGGTTTTTGTAGATATTTAGTTGTCATATGTTGCTGCGTGTGGGTAATTTACTTTCGATAGCCGAAGTGTTCGAGTGCCTAGGCGTTAATCTCGTTTTTTCCATATCCCTATGGGTAACGGTTTCTGTCGATTTCTAAAACCACTATTTAGTTGTTCGTACTAAGAGAAGTCTATCAGACCATACAGAAGTGGGTTTTAGAAGGCGTATATAACGCCGTTACAGCCCCATAGAGGTACTCATATATGTAATTAGTATAAATATATGTAATTACTATTCAAATGTCCGCAAATAGCCTTACAAGGCTTATTAAAAAGTAGGCAGTTTTTTAATCCGCAACACATTATTTGTAACACTTGCGTAGTCCAGCGTGAGTGGGCATACACTTCTGCCATGGCTGATAAATCACATTATTCACAAATCGCAATCCGTTGCGGTGGTTTGACTGTTGAATTAGGAACAGAAACTGAATATCCCGACATGATTGATGATTTAACTAACCGTGCGCTAAATGTATTTAAGGAAGCAATGACTGCCGCAAAAGAAAATGGCGTTGATGTTTCAAATATGCGGCTAATTACTGCCGATAACGGTGATGATTATGAAGATGAAGATTAATCCAACCATAATCTGTATTCGGAAGTAACACGGCCCTTTTCTGGGTCAACAAAATGTAGGCGTTGTGAAGGTTCACCATTGCTTGCAAGCAAATCTCGCGCATAGCGATTACCAGTTTCAACCGCGCCAGACATAAACACGCTTCCCTCACCGTTAGCCATATTCCAAGATTGATGTTGATGGTAATGCCCAATGTATAAATCGCGGAAGTCAAATCCTTTTGTAATGTTATCCACTTCATCAAAGAATTTATATGCGCCAGACTTCCATCGGTCTGCAAAACGAACAATGGTTGATGCAGTACCCCATCTAATTTCATCACCGTGAATAAGCAACGCTTTGTAGTTTCCAATAGTTACACGCTGGATATCTTCTTTGCTCATTTGCCAGTCAAGGCGTTTTTCAACTCTTAGTGCTTGACCTGCAAACATATATGTAAGTTTGTCCCAGTTAATATCTTTTGGTAACTCACCAAATTTACCAATACGCCCGTGATTTCCGGGTTCACATACCACAGTTACCTTTTCAAAGTTAGCAAGAAGTATGCGAACAATATCTATAAGTATGCGTGATGCTTCCACAAACTGAGTCATTATGTCGCTATCTACTTCATATACTTGCGCTGGGAATATGGTGGTGTTTTCCACAATATCTCCACCAAGCATCAACACAATTTCTTTAACTGGGTGGTCAGCGCGTTGTATATTTGCAATTTTAATTGTCTTTTCAATACTTTGTTTAACAAGGCGCTCACACTCTTTGGTGTTATATGTAAGAGTTTGCTTACCTAATTGCCAATCCGTTGAATGTAATAGTGCAACTTCACCGCGTTTTTTACGAATATCTTTTGTTGGTGTTGGTACAGGTGGTACTCCGCCCATGGAAAGCATTGCATCATGAGCCGCTTGTACAACTGCCGCAGTAAAATCATCTTTCTTTTTCTTTGTATCAGATAATTGTTTTTGAGTACGCATTAACGCACGGCGTAGTTCAATTACATCTTTTGACTCAATATCTTCTGGCAAATCATCAAACGCATCTTTAAGACTCATTTGTTATCTCCATACCGTGTTTTGTGTAACCTAATTTGTCCAACCAGTTATCTTCATGTAACGGATTTGATACACACCGCACAGACTTGAAGAAATCCATCATTAATGCCACTTGCCACGCAGGAATATCACCAATACCTAATAATGCGCCCCAACCACGACCAGCGCGTGCAAAGTTTTCTTCTGCATCACCGTGTATTTGTTGTCTATCTTCAAGAATTTTGTTTATTTTTTCGGGCATTTACAAACACCATTTCTATGTGCTCGTATTGCTTCATTACTACTTTTAATGCCTTCCGACCTAAGCGCACTTAAAACAACATTTGCAGATAAACCTTTTGCCCACGCATCATCTAATGCCTTTTGATTTTCTGGCGTTAAATTGTCATACATATATTGGTACGGACACCAGTTTGATGGTTTCTTATTCTTGTTTGCCTCTTCTAACTTATCTGCCAAGCCCATAATTGCCACCTTTCTCGTTAAGCAAATCATACACACAAAAGTATGTTGCTCGTATAAGAAACCGCAAATTAGCCTTTACTTATTTTGGCACAAGTGGCGCATCTACGCCCACGCTGACCTTTTACATACCGAGTATTTTCTGGCGTAAATGCGTGTCCGTGTTTACAATGTGTTCTGGCACTTCTTGCTTTTACATGCAAACTTCTCTTTATATTGTCTGATTGAGTTATTGCCTGTAAGTGTTTTGGATTAACGCAACTAGGGTTACGACATATATGGTCAATTATCAAACCTTGTGGAATTACACCTTTGAAGTGTTGATACGACCATCTGTGTGCGGTAATTGTTTTACCAGTTTCATCGGTAAATAAACCGTATCCGCTTTGTAATTTAGATGCGTTCCATAACCAACACTCATTTGTGATGGTGTATTTAATGTGAAATCTGCCTTCAATATCCATATGAATACCTGTGACTAGGCGGTTGAACTTCCCCAATACAACCGCCTAGTCAAAGTGTTATTTAGTTTTTTTCTTACTGTTGCTAGCAGCAACAATTATGGAATTTTCAACAGTATCCGCAACTGCACCAAATGCTGGGTCATTTTTATCTATTGCGCGTAACGCAGGAGCAATAACACCAGAAACAATAGCAATTGCATATGCTCGCAAATCTGTAATGTTAGTAGCAAGTAAAGGTGTTATCGCTACTAATACTCCACGAGCATAAGATTTAAGCATTGACTTCATTTTGTAACTCATCATTTCTCCTTCCAATTGTTATGGGCGTGCCACAGCCATAACAAGTGAATATGCGCGCTTTTTCAAATACACACCATCACCGTTAGATTGTGAACCTTTATTGTCGCCAGCCGTATTGCCTTCAATGCACCACAAATACTTCTTACCATCATTTTTAATAACAATACCAACATGGTCTGGTTCTGCATCTGTATCAAATTGAAAAAATACAATATCGCCAGATTGTGCTTGTCCTGTTGGTACTAATTTATTCTTTTTAACAAACCATTTTAACCCTGCATCACAACTAGCAAATCCTTTTTTTGTACTTGCCGCAATCTTTTCAACTTGTTCTGCTTGTGCGTAACACCATGAAACAAACATTGCACACCAAGGTTGGTTATTTAATCCATACCATTTGCCGTACATGGTGTCATTATTACCAGTTTCGGTATAACCGATTTGTAATCTTGCTATTTGTTCTATTTGTGTCATTTATTTCTCCGCCATCAGTTTGAATAAATCATCAACTCTTTGTTCTAATCTTGCAATTGAGTCTTTTATGCTACTTCCACCATTTGGTTTTAATTCTGCAAGATAGGATTTAACAAGATGCCGCACACCAATAGCAACCGCACCGACAAGTGTTGATACACCTACGGCAAAACCTATCCATTCATTTACAGTCATTTTATGTCCAGTTCAGTATGCGTACAGTTCCAGTTGCATCAACGATTTTGGCTTGGTTGGTTGTTGTATTTAACCAAGCATCACCTTTGCGCGGATTGCTAGGGTCTGATGTTACATTAGGAAATGTAAATCTGGTAGCAGTTTCAAGCAAACGCAATCTGCGGTCAAAGTCGGCAAATAAAACTCTTAACTCAGGCGGTTGATTAATGTATGCCATAATTTCCTAGTTTGTAGTTTGTGTTAAAGTCAATGTTACACGCTCTGGACCATTTTCACCGGGCTGCACTTCAATTCCAACAATTCTATAAATTGCATCTAAACCAGACTGAACCGCAGTACCTGTACCAGTTGAAGGGAACCTTTCATCTGTAATGCGTAATCGTGCGCTATCACCGATTGAATAAGTGCCAAAAACAGGACTTACATACGCAGGTACAACAAGTTTGATTATTGTTGGTGGATAATTAACGGCTTTAACTTGTCCTTGTGCTAATTGTGCAAGATAAGTTGCATCTGTTACATCTGAATAATTTGCTTGTTCTTCATATAAAGCCCAACCAGCCGTCAAAAGTGTTGTGTCTTGATAGGTTGCAGATAATTTACCTTCATTTGAACCAGCACCTAACGCATATAAAGTGTTAGCAACTAATGAACCATCTTCGGGATATTCATATTCAACAACATTTCCAGCAGGAAATTCAAATAATAATGCGCTTGGATTTGTTGAAGAATAAGTTGTTCCAATTCTTGGATAACCTAAATTAAGTGTTTTTGTAGGCGCGCCAGAACCGTCATAAGCAACATCAATATTGAAGTCAAAACCATTTTCTGCACGCGATAAATCTTGTAATGCAGAGTAGTAAGTTTTCTTTTCGTAATTGTAATAAGTCCTAGACACCAATACGCCAGAAGTTTCAACGCCTACTTGCACACCGATATTGCCATATGGAACACCTTGCGCTAATGAAATTAAGTTTTGCGCAATGCTTAATTGGTCAACATTTGTAAATACTTGGTCTGATGTAATTCTGCGTTTTTCAAAGTATGACTCAAACTCTCTGGCGTTAAATGAAAGAGTTTGATTTGAAGATTGATAACTGCGATTCCAGATAATTCCGCCCCACACAAGAACGCCATCTCTATCTACATACACGGCGCACTTAGTAGGAATTGTTGCATTTGTTACATTAAATGCTTTTGAATTAACGCCTGATAAAAGAATATGACCTTGAAATGAACCTGCTTGATTAAGTTGAGAACCAAAAGATACGCCAGTTAAAGATAACTCACCAATGATTGTATTGGTCAGCAAATCTGCGAACAGGTATCGGTATGTCGTGGTCATGCCGTTACTCTATCGTGTCAGTATTTGACTCCGTTGTCGGTTCAACAAACTTTGTTCCGTTATAAATCCAGCCGATACCAGCAGGGTTATTTGTGTTGTATTCAACGCAAATTTTTTCTGTAACTGTCTCTGCAATTTCTAATGAGTCGGCAACGATAATGTTTTCAACAATGTCACCGTTCATAACTGCGTAAGTAGCCATTTTGTTACCTCTCTTTTAGTAGTAAATCAAAACACAGCCAGCGCCACCTGCGCCACCTGTTCGTGTTGCTTGCGTACCGCCACCTCCACCGCCGCCGCCTGAACCTCCTGCGCCACCAGTACCGTTGGCATTACCAGCCGAACCGTTTGCAAGATAACCAGCGCCACCGCCCCCGCCACCATTTGTACCGCCGCCAGCACCGCCAGTAAATGAACAAGAGTTACCGCCTGCTCCTGCCGCTGCAACTACGGCTGCGCCGCCACCACCGCCGATTAAGCCAGCACCCCCAGCACCGCCAATACCAGCAGATGAATGAGCACCTCCACCACCGCCGCCTGAAAGCCCTATGCCACCGTCGCGACCTCTATTACCATTATCGCAACCGCCACCTGCAGCACTACTTGCTGAAGTACCGTCGCCACTAGTAACTCCTGTTCCAGCAACTCCAAAACTCATTCCAACACTTCCGTTGCCGCCTGCTCGCGCTGTACTACCGTCTCCACCTGCTCCACCACCAGCGCCGCCTAAAAATCCATTGCCGCCATTTTCACTTGTTGATGTGCCGCGACCGCCGCCGCCTGCAATAAATCTATCAAATATTGTTGAACCACCAATTACTCCGTTACCGTTTGTAGGACCAGCAGTACCGCCAGCACCAATAGTGCAAGACATTGAAGTTCTTGCAGGTATCCAACCTTGAAAAAATCCACCAGCGCCTCCAGCGCCTCCACCGCCGCCACTACCGCCAGAAAAATTGTGTCCACCGCCACCGCCACCGCCAATGATGATTGCATACACCTGAGTAATTCCAGCAGGAATAGTTACTGTTCCTGTAGATGTAATTGTTTGTTGCAGAGTTAAAGTTTGTTGTCCGCCAGCACTAGGTACTGGTATTTGTGTTGCTGCCATTACGAAATCTCCACTCCGCTAATGTGAAAGTTAATTGTGGTAGCGCTTGCTCCGCCTGTAATTGTGTTTGTGGTATTTAATACCTGCTTTAAATCAATGTAAATAGTTGAGTTTGCAGCAATAGCCGTTGTAGTGTGAAGTGCAATTTGACCTGCGCTTGGACCACACGCCAAAGTAAATGTACCTGATGTTGCCGCAGTATTTGTAACTGCAATGTTGCTAACAATTGTGCTTGTTGAAGCAGGAACCGTGTACAAAACTGTGGTTGTTGTTGTT